CTATTTGTGCTTATGAAGTGGTGTTTGCCTTGACTTGGGGAGGGGCTCCCTATAACTCGTCCGCACGCCCGCGGGGGCGTAGCTCAGTTGGTTAGAGCGCTGCCCTGTCACGGCAGAGGCCGCGGGTTCGAGTCCCGTCGCTCCCGCCACTAAACTGCTGTTCTTGCGTAGCATTTTCCTTGCTCCGTTTCTTGTTTCGACTCTGCCGGCTGCCGCGATTCGACTCCTGGCACCCCAAATCCGGGGACCGTCCCCGGTTTGTCTTCCAGCCCCGCTGTAGAATTTCTCCATCAAGGCGCATTCCCGCCGCCACCCCGGATTTTATTTCGGCCCCTGGCACGCGCCACGTCGGCCAGACGCACCAAAGTGGCATCCTCACGCGACGGCGGCAGGTATGTGGTCCGCAGCTTGGCGTTGGTCTCGATGTTGTTGGCCATCTTCTGACCGAGCGTCGACGCGGAGGCACCGCCGAGCTGCGCTTCCTTGGCGCCGGACCGACGGAAGTCGGCCAGCTTCCGGGTGTCGCCCGGGAATTCCGCCGCCACGATCAGCCGGAAATCCCGCCCGAGCTTGTCCTTGCTGTAGGCCTGCGGCAGCCAGCGCCGGCCGCCCTTGGGGCCGGGAGCTGCTCCGGCGGTACGGAACATCGGAATGGTGTCGATAATCTCACAGGCGAGGCTCCCACGGTACGCCTCGATCAGGGCCAGCGTCCGCCTCGACAGCGTTCCGATCGCCGCCTTGCCGGTCTTGGCGCGCGCCAGCTCGAAAAACGAGCCGTCGGCGTCCCCACGCAGTTGCAGCCGCGTCAGGCGCCGGACATCGACCGGCGAAAGCATGGTGTCCCAGGCGATCGCCATGATGCAGGCGAGGCCGTAATAGCCCATGCGCCAGGCGCGCTTGACCAGGCGCACCGCCTCGCCCTCGCGCCAGACGGCGGTACGGGTCTTGGGCGTCTTGCGCCGGATCCCTAGCGATGGGTCAGCCTTGGAATCGCAGTATTTGCCGCCGGCAGGTCGGTTGAGGGTGCCAGCGACCTTCCAGAGCGCGCGCCAGATCTTCATCGCGAGATAGGCTTCGCTCACGCCGATCGTATCGAGCAGCCCCTGAATGCCGCCGTCCGGGTCGCCCGAGTACCAGAGATCGATGTCTTCGAGACCTACGGTCGAGGGATCGACGTCGCCGAACACCGGCTCGATGTGGCGCCAGCCGCGCTCCCAATTGTCCTGTGTCGCCGGCGCCTTCGATTTGAAGGTGCCGAGCAGGCGAATACGCTCATAAGCCTCGCCCAAGCTGTTGGCCGGATAGACGCGGCGCACGCCGCCGATTTTCATGACGCTCTTGCCAGAGCGGTGCGCCTGCAGCGCGGCGTCCCATTTGGCGTTCCAGCTCTGCGCGATAGCCCAGGCGCGCGGGCCATCCTCGCCGCAGTCGACGAGGGCGAAGCCAAGCCGTGCCATCAGCGTCGGCTCGATGTTGCCGGTCTTGGCGTTGCGGCGCGCGAGGCACGGAGCCCAATAGCCCCACTTCGGCCGACCCTCGTGTTGCCGCGTGACGTAATAGCGGATTTTCACGTTACCCACTTCCGTTCCCCCGCATCCGTTCTCTCACGACGCTGCGAGCATCGCGGGCGGTCTGCGGGCTGGTCAAGAAAAGGTGTGGATAGCGGGCGCGCCGCCACTCATCGATCGCCTCAAGGTCGAAGTTGCCGGTAGTGGGGTCCGCCTGCGGGAAGGGCGGGGTGCGCTTTTGCAGATCCGGCAGCGCATCCTCGAACTGCGCCAAGGACAGGCCGAGCCTGCGCGCGGCCACCGCCGGCGGCACGTCGCCTCCTGGTGGCAATTTGAACCTCATCGCCGGCGACTCCTCTTTTCGAGCGCCGCTCCGACCGGCCGATTGACGGGCTTCGCCGGCGAGAAGGCGACGACGGGTGCGGGCATTGCTGGCGCAAGCGCGCGGCAGTCAGGGCACTCCGAACGCTTAAGCGGGGACATGCCTTCTACTGTGTGGCGTACGAAGCGCCGACCGCAGCCGCAGGCGAACCAGTGCGTGGTGGCGCTCATGGCTGCACCTTGTCGATCGCCGCAGCGATCTGCGCCGCCAAGCGTTTCATCGATTCGGAATATTCCCCTGTGCCAGAGCACTCTCGCTGTTCGGCCTCGTGTTCAATCTCAGGGAGAGCCGTCTTACATGCCGTCAGCAGCGCAGCCATCGGATGCTCGGGGCACGTCGCGATGTGCGCCTTGAGCGCGTCCGACATGGTGACCGGCGTTGTGTCGCCGGGACCGTAGCGATGGCCGCAATAGACGCAGTTGACGTACATGCCGGATTGCAAATCGGCGACCCACTTTTCGAGACGAATGATCTCGTCTCGAAATTCTCCGATGCTTGGACAGTCCGATGTCCGATCCTTTGACAAATAGCCTTCGACGCGGGCGAGTATGTCGCTCATCGGATCGCTCGGCGTTGCAGTTCAAGCGCCGCACCGTGCCGCCAGTCGGCCTCCATTTGGTGCTGTCCGGTGGAAAGCCAGCGGAGATAATCCGACGGCACATCGGCCCACTTTGCACCGCGATGCTTGCCGAACGAGATCGTCGGATAAATCTTCGGCTCGTCCGACCATGCGATCAACGTGTCGATAGACACCGACTTGAGCAGCTCACGCAATATCCACGCGGTGACGTATGTGTCCGGTTCGGCCCGGTGGGCAAGCGAGGCGAGATGTCGATCAAAGACGTCCAACCGGTCGAGCCCGAGCCAGTAGCGCAGGGTCTGATTGTTGTGGCCGGGCGCGTCAGGCCAAGCACGTAGCGCGGCCTTATACGTGCAGACCCAAGACGTTCCCGCGGGTGTCGGAAGGTACGCCTTCTCGAACTCACAATTGTGAGCGGCGAAGATTGTCGGTGCGTCGGTGGCGAAGTGGTCATTCCAGACCACGCCGAACCGACGGGCGTCGACAAGATCGTCATCGACCAGGTGATGAACGGCGGAGGCCTCGGGCGGAATTTTCCTGCCGGGCTGCACAAGGTGCGAGCCAACGCGCGCGATGGTGCCGTCACTGAACAGATCGTAGGCGGCAATCTCAATGACCCGGTGCTCCGTCGCGTCAACGCCGGTCGTCTCAACGTCGAATACACGGATCATGACTTCGTCCTCCGAAGGTTGTTGCGTGATCGCATCGGGCGCTTGCCCTTGTCGAAGCCGCGGCTTCGCATCTTCCGCTTGAATTGCTGGCGGCGCTGGAGGCGCTCAACTTCGGGATAAAGCCGTGCCGCCGCCCGCTCGCCGTGGATCTTCGCGGCCATCTTGAAATTGTGAACCTTGGCCGTGTTCTGGATTTTGCGGATGCGCGCCCGCTCGCCAATATCTGAGCCACGCGTGGTGACTGTCCGCTCCGCACCTTCCTTCCGCCCGGTGGTCTTCTCCAGATGCCGCCCCTCGCGCTTGGCGACGATCGATTCCGGATCGTGCTGCGGCGGGATGAAGTCGCCGGCCTTCGTGTCGTAGGGGCGATTGGTCAACGCCGGATCGTGGTCAAACTGGATTTTGCCCACGTCAGCGTCGGTGAAGGCCACGCCGAATTCATCGGCGGCCTTCTGCCGGATGACGACGGCGAGCTTGACCGCGAGCGGGATCGCCTTGCGGTAATCGGCCACGCGAAAGGTGCCTGCGGGGAGGATGGTCATGGGGCCACCCTTTGGCTGGCAACCGGATAGCCGCGTCGTTCCGCCTCTGCTTTAAGGGCAGTGATGAGGTCCGCACGCTTTCCGGTCGAATAAGCGCGCTCAATATGCCGCGCTAAAGTCTCCATCGTTGCCCGCGCGCAGAGGGTGACGGTGATGTCTTCGCCAGAGCCAGCAAGATAGTAGCTGGTTGGCTGCGGCTGATGACGGCGCAGGGTCACTTCGAGGGTGTCAAAGATCGCGACCGCAAGAGCCGCGCTGCGGCTCGTCCCACCGATCACGCGCAGCGTCGGCGCCGCCGCCGGCGGCTTGCTCGGCAGCGTTGGTGCTTTCCACGCCGATGTCCTCGACGTAGCGAGATACACCGCATCGAGATTCAGCACGTCCAGCGCGAAGTTGAGCACTCGATTGGCAAAGTCGTCCGGCAGAATTTCGGCCTGACTGGCGATCTTGTTCAGCCGGTCGAACCGTTCTTGGGTCACGAATACGGTTAGCTCATGCTTCGTCGTCATGGGCGCATTCCGCCTAGCAGTCGCTGATCGATGACGCGGTGAACACACGGGACGCAACGAACGGGCGAGGTATCGACCGGATTTCGGTCGGGTCGGCGGTCTTGACGCCTTCGGTCACGCGTTCCTTGCCGCGCCTTGCCGCCTTGCGCATCGCGGCGACAAAGGCGTCATCGGAGGCGCGGGCATTGAGGGTGAAGTTTTCGCCCGGATCGCCCGGATCGTCGGGATCGAGCCTGGCCTGCTGGAAGCGGTGCCTGCGTTTGATTGTGTTCGTCATGGCTTACTCCGTACTGTTGTGGTGCTGGCGTCGAACGGCCAATTCCAGAAGCCCTGCAGGCCCGCCACAGGGATCGGCGCGTCGAAGGGTTGAATGTCACTGAGAGGCCAGCCGTACATGTGATGCGCAAGCCGGTCGGAATCGGGTTTCTTGAACTGGCCGTCGAGGCTGCGCGGGGTGCCGATGACGGCGGTGCCGAGGCCCGCGCTGAGTTCGACGACGCCTTGGCACTTCGGGGCAGCCCAAATCCGGCGCAACAAAGGGAGCGCCTTGTCGGCAATCAGCGAACTATTGCCGTTCTCGATGTGGACGACGAGATCAAGTATCTCGTCCTTCCGCATTGGCCGCTTCGCAGCATGGATGACGATGCGCTGGCCTTCGAGGCCGCGCTGGCGTTGGCGGTAATCCCACTTGCGGAATTCAACCGGCTTGGCGCCGATCATGATGAGGGAAGCCCAGGGCTGCCAGATGGTCAGCGCCTTCATCGCGCGACCCTCCGGCCGCGCGCGCCATCACCAGGGGCAGGGCTCGCCGGTAAGCTCGGCGACTTGCCGGTAAACGTCCTTGCGGCGAACGCCCGGCAGATAATCCTTGAACAGTATCTCGACCGCCGTTCGCCGGAACTCGTTGAACTCCGGCTCGTCCATGAGCTTGAACCGCGTGGAGTCGAGTTCGACCGCGACCCCGAACAGGGGCGACGTGAGGATCTGCTTGATGAGGCCGGATTTGTATTTGAGTTCAGCTTTGAGCACGGCCGGGTGCATGTCGATGCCGTCGGCAACGACGCCGACAAGCTTGTGGAACCATCGATTGTGCGGTGACGAGCGGTCGTAGGTAATCTCGACGCGGACATTGCGCCCGCGCCGAATCTTTTCGAGCTGGTCCAGGTCGAAGCGCGTGGCCGGGACAATGCGAGGCGCACCGTCTTTCGGCCTGATGCCGACAAATCCCACCATGAACCAGCGTTTATCATGACCTGTGCCTAATGAAAGTTAAACGCGCGCCGCCTCAGCTCGCTTTTTTGGGCTTGCCGAAGCCCTCCTGCTTGGCGATGAACGCGCGATCGAACTTCGCCCGCTCTGCCTTGGGCAGCGCGTTGATGACTTCGATGTTGGCCTGCGCCCACTCGAAAGCCTCCCGGTTACTGCGAAGCTCCTCGATCTCGGTGAGCAGCGATTGAAGGTCAGAGGCCGTTTCTTCTTGCGGGCTCGGGTCGCCGAAGGACGGCGCGTCCGCGCCCGGATCGGCTGGCGGCGGCGTATCGTCGCCAGATCCATCCTGCGGCAGCGGTTGGCTGGGCTGCACCGGCAGCTTTGCGAGGTTGTCGAGCGCGCCGCTGAGCGTGGACCGGGGCTCACGGCGGGCAGGTGCGCTTTCGGGCGTCGGTCCATTGAGGTCGTACAGGTGATCGTCTCGCCGGATCAGATCGTCGAGGTCCGACGACATCGGCAGCACCTTGGCGTGCCGGCGCGCGACCGTCTTGCGCACCATTTCCGGGTAAAAGACCGGGTCTTTCCACGGACCATTGAGCGCCTGCGACTTGGCACGGACGCCTTCCACTTCCTCGATCGACATCACCTCGCGCGACTTCGATCCGTCCTTGAGCGTGGCGATGCTGTAGCAGGCGACGATCTCACCCCGCGCCTTGATCGCGGGCTTGTGCTTGATGAAGGGATCGTCGCCGAGCTGATAATCGAACTCGTCGCCGGCGTAGACGCACTGGACTTCCCACGTCGTGATTTCGCCGGAGTTGCGGACCTTCTTGCGAATGCCGCCGATCATTGGCATCCACTGCGCCGCGCCCTTGTAGGCAACGATCGCACCGTCGCGGCCGTCCGGTAGCAGGCCGTCCTGCGCGGCCCGCATGCAGGCGTTCCACACCGATTGCTCGCTGCACTTGAGAATATCGCTGTTGTTCTGGAGCGCGGTGAGGACAACGCGGGTGAACCGCTCTGCCGGGATGTGGCTCGGCAGCACGCGGGCGAATTGCGGCTCCATCGACGTGAGCTTGTGGCGGGCCACGTCGATGGGCTTGACCTGGCGTTCGATGGTCGTGACGTTACTCATGATCCTACTCCTTGTTCCTGACGCTTTGCCGACACCTGCCGGTATGACGTCGCGTTGACTTGATAGGCCTTCTTCGAGATCGTCTTGGCGGACAGCCACCATCCGGGAACGGTGGCGAATTCTGCGTTACCGAGCTTGGCGATGATTTCGGCCTTGAGTTCCTTGCGCCGTTTGGTCGTGGCCGAGAGGGTCGCCGCCAACCCCTCATCCTCAATGAGGATTTCCTGAATGCGATTGTCGCCGGTCAGGTCGATCGTTTCGCCGTTCGCCCTTCCGTAGAGCTGCGCGATCACTTCGCCGTCGCGGGTGAAGTCCATGGCTGGCGCTTCGTCGGTTTCCACCTGGCGCCAGAATTCTGCCGTCGCCGCGGTGACGCGCTCGACGATTCCGGGGTGGATCGGCACCGGGACCATTTTCAGTTCGATGCCGAAGCCGACGACGAGCGCGGCGACCGCCGCCCACTGGCTGCCGGTCAGGTGGGCCTCGATGATGGCCTGCACGACGATCCACAGCGGCGGGGTGAATTCGCCACTCTCCGGATCGAACCACTTCTTCCGGAAAATGCCCGGCTCGACCGTCTTGATCTGGATGACGCCCTGTCCCTGGGCATTGGTCACGATGAGGTCGGGCGTTGCCCCAACGCGAGCTGCGGGGTCGCGGAAATAGGCGCCCGGCGGCGTGCAAACCCAATCCGGGTTCATTTCCTGGATGAGCGCGATCGCCACCGGCTCCAGAAGCCGGCCGCGCTTCATGGCCGAGCTTTCCTCGGGATCCTCGCCGAGCTTGCCGGACTTGAGCGCCCACAGCCCGTAGGCGGTGGTGTAATCGTGCACGCCGAGCAGCGCACCGGCGGCGCTTGCGGTGACGTCCCGTTGGCGCAGACTGAGCCACTGTTCGCGGTCGGTGATTTCGATGCGTTCAATTGTCATTACGCTTACTCCTTCGGTGGTTGAGGTTGGGTCGTGACGTGAGGCTGGTAGTGAACGATTGTCCGGTTGACGTGGTGCGAGAGGCTCGCCAGGCGGCGCGCGGTTGCGCGCATCAGTGCCAACTGGCCCTGCTTGCGGGCGAGCTTGAGTTCTCCGAGCGCGATCTGCGCGGCTTCCAGTGCCGGGCCGACCTCGTCGAGAACGAGGGTGAGGCCGGGCAGCAGCTCGTCGGCTGGCGCTTTGGCGTCCCGCCCGGCATCGAAAAGATCGATCGACGGTTGCTTGCCGGGAGGGCTTGGCAATTCGTCGCGATCGCCGGGCGGGAGACTTCGCTGCGCGAATGTGTTCATGATTGCACCTTTCGACGTGACGATCTCTTGTTTCGAGCCTGCTCGGCCAAGGTCGCCCATCGACAATTCTTCGGCGTGTAGTCGCCCTCATTGTCGTTGCGCTCTATCGAGTAGAGCGCCGATGGGCGCGGCCCCATGTCTTTGAAAAACGCCGCGAAACTTTCGCGCCACCTTTTGCAGACCTTGATGCCCCGCCCGCCATATCGGGGATAATCCGCACGCTTCGGATTCGTGCAGCGCGCGATCATCGACTTCCAGACGGAATACTCAGGGGCACTCCGCAGACCATGCTTGTGGTTTCGAGTTGTTGTCGTTTCTCGGCTGAAGCAGCCGCAAGAAACGGTGTGGCCTACACGCAGGTTTTGCGCCTCGGTCGTTGTCTGCCCGCCACAATCGCATAGGCATGCCCAACGCGTCGTGTTGCGGGGACTGTTCGCTGCGCGCGACGTCACAACAAGGCGACCGAAACGGCATCCAATGAGATTGAGCGGAGCAGGCATGGTTACGTATCCCTGGTGCGCGCGGCGAGGACGCGCTGCCGGCGCGCACGCATCCGAGCCGTCGCGGTTGGATCGACGGTCTCTCCGCGCAGCGTCTCGACCAGGGCAGCCGCCTTGGCGACATCCGTCTTGAGCGTGTCGAGCAGCTTGCCGACGCGGCCGAACTGGCACTGGTCAACGTCGTCGATCGCGGCGCTCGCCTTCTCAAGCAGCTTTGCAACGTCGTCTAAAACCGACATGGCGCTCACCCCTGCGCCGCAAGCGCGTGGGCGACCTCGGCGACGGCATGCCGGCCGGCGTTGCCCTTGATCGCGACAAAGCTGGTGGCGAGCTTCAAGCCGCCCGGCGTGGTCAGCATCTGCCCGATGATGTCCGCGCCTTCGGTCTTGCCCTTGCCGCCGGGCTGCTCGTCAAAGAACCACGATGTCGGCTTGCCGAGCGCGTCGGCGATTTGCTGCAGGCGGCTGGCGCCGATGCGGTTCGCGCCCTTCTCGTACTTCTGGATCTGCTGGAAGGTGATGCCGAGGGCATCGCCGAGCTTCTCCTGGCTCATCTTGGCAATGATGCGCGCTGTGCGGACACGGTTGCCGACGAACACGTCTGTGGGGTTAGGGGTCTTCTTGGGCATGACGCTACTCCGCTGTGATTGGGGTTGCGGTCTGCTCGGCCGCTTCGGGGTTGTGCTTTTCGTCTTCGGCGCAGCAGCCGCCGTTGTAGGTGTCGGATTCTTCCGTCCATGCCGCTTGACAGGCCGAGCACTGGAAAACCCGCTGCACCCGCTGGCGCAACACGAACTCGCCGCTGAAATGCGGCTCGATGTGGCGTTTGATGATCTGCTCGAATTCTTCAGCGAGGCGGCGCTGCCGATCCTCCAGGTCCTTCGGCGACTTAGCATTGCTCAGATAAAAGGTGCCCTGACGCGGCGCGCCTGTGATTTCGACGACGATCGCGCAATCTGTGTGAGCGTGTACCCTCATGGCGCTACTCCGCCGCCTGCTGCATCGGCGGCACGGCCTTGATCGTCGCCTGCAGGTCAGCCAGGACGGCCTGCCGCAGCGCGCTCGACAGGTTCACGTCCTTGCGCGCCGCATCGATGCCCTCGACAAACTCGCTGATCGGCAGACCGGCGACCTTTGCCATGCGCTGAACTTCGATCCAGAACGGCTCCTCGAGGCTGACGCTGGTCTTGTGGCCGTCGAGAGCGATGGATCGCTTGATGTTCGGGTAGTTGGTCATGCTGGTTCCCCCGGTTGATGTAAGGCGTGACGGTTAGAGCGGCTTGCCGCCGAGTTCCTCGCCGAGCGAAATCAGCCGCGTCAGCAGATAGGTCTGCATTTCGCGGCTCTCGTCGGCATAGCCGTGCTTAAGGTGGACGAACTCCTCGATCAGCGTGGCGGCTACCATCTTGGTGCCGCGCTGAAACGCATGGCGGGCGACATAAATCCGCCCGCCCTCGGCGCAGCCATAGATGCCGGCGCCGAGCGTGTCGGTGACGATCAGGGGGTACTCGTCGATCTGGAAGCCGATGCTGAGGGCGAAGGCCACGGCCCGTTCGAGCATTTCGGCTTCGACGCCGCGCAGGATGGTGGTTGCCGGCATCAGCTCGGCGCGCGCCGCTTCCTTGTAGCGGCTCACGGCGCTGTAGTTCGTGCGCGCCGCCCGATCGGTCATGAGGCAAGCGACGGTGTTGTTAAACGTCGCGGCCGGCTTCGCAGGCCCGTAGGGGTCTTTGAAGTTGATCTCGTGCTCGAAGTGCTTCTCCTCGGCGACCAGCACCTTCTTGAGGAAGTCCTGGTCCTCGCACTCAAGGAAGTCGGTCGCCAGATACATCGGCAGAAAGACGCCGTATTTGGCGGTGCGATCTTCGGTCAGGTCGATGTGACGCGTGAAGTTGTAGGTAAACATCGACGACTTCCCCTTGGGGAAGCGGTGCACGAGGATGCCGCGGTAGAAGGCGCCGCAGGCTTCACCCTTATGGACCTCGACCCCTTCGAGCTTGAGGAAGGGGTTGCCTTCGAGCAGGAAGATGTGGCGGTTGTTGTGCTGCGTGAGGAATTCGTCGCCTTCGACGATGAAGCGGGTGATGCCGGGCGTCGGCTCCGGGATCTCGTCGGCCGTGTCCGCCGTCCCGTTCTCGTCCTTGGTGTTGCAGTACAGTTCCCGGTAGGCCATCCAGACCTCCCACGTCTTGCCGAGCTGGTCGGTGAAGCCGAGCGGCGCTTCATCCATCGTGACCAGGCGGAACGGGGTGCCGCGGATCGTGCGCTCGGTCAGCTTGAATTCGTGCTGGCTCGATCCGGTTTGGAGAATGACGCGGTGGCCGGTGCGCAATAGGATCGCCAGCGCATACTTGAGGCCGGTACCGAAGAAGCCGATCGGATGGTCGACTTCCTTGACGCTCACGCCGAACGTCTGGATTGAGATCGGGTCGATCTCGCCTTCGTTCTCGAACACGACATAGGACATCAGAAGCCTCCCGGGTTACGGCGCGGCAAAGCCGGGCCACGCGCGAGCGCCACCAGGACGGAGGCGAGTGCGAAAAACAGAATGAGGACGATGAGGCAGAGGCCGACGTGTTCGCCGGCGTTGCGGAAGATGGCGTAGACGACGACCGCGAGGGCGGCGGCGATCATGATGCGATCGAGCGCCGTCATGCGGCACCGCGCAGTTCGGCGGCGTATTGCGCCGGGGTTGCCAGCGCGAGGAAGGCGTCATGCGCCAGCTCGGCCTCGTCGCTGAGCGGATCGATGGCGCGGCCGAGGATGTCTTCGAGGTTGGTGAACCATTCCTCCCACCGATGCTCTTGCGGGCTGACGTAGCATTCGGATTCGACGAACTGCCGCATGTGCATGTCACTCACTCCGCTGCTTGAGAGGGCGCATCGCGCCAGATGAAAAAGCCGGCGTGCGTCGTCTGCATCGACAGGCCGCACCGGCAATCGAGGCGATCGAGCGCGGCCGGCTGATCGTGCTCGGCCTGGCACGCGGGGCAGACGAGGTAGGGGACGAGGGCTTGAAGGCCCGGCACGAGGCGCGACGGCGCGCGCCGGGTCTTGAACACCGTGGAGAAATCGATCTGCTCGGCGTGCGCTGGAATGAGGTTCATCGGGCGCGCTCCTCGGCGAGCGACTTGCGCGAGGACGTTTCCGCGATGAAGCGGCGGCACGCGGCATCGCCCGCGTCGGCGGCGGCGTGATAGGCGACGTTGTGCCGGTGAAGGCGCCACGCGCGAACGTGGGCGCTGTGATCGGGCGGGCCGAACGCGAACAGGCAGAAATCTTCCGCGGTCGGGAAGATCGCTACTCCGCCGGAAAATGCGACTTGTGGGCTGGCCATCTGGTTGGTCCCTCGATTCGGGCACAACCTTCAATCAAACTGAAGTTTCGGTCAAGCGATATTCAACGCGGCTGAAGTTTTCCCTTCAGCGCACACGCTCGACAGAGCGTGATCCGGGAATGCCGGCGTGCACGTCATGGAGGGGCAGTTGTGGAAATGTGGGCAACGTCGCGTGGCGCAGGATGCGATATCAAGGGCTTAGGCTGTCACGCGTTACATCCGTGACGTCACGCCAGACTAGACCAGACCTATCTCTACCTCTGAATTCTGAACTGCGACAAAGTGGCACCCGACAAGAAGACAACCGAATTTTCTTTGCAAGCGATCTCGCGCGCCCCCTATGCTGAACAGTTCCGTGAAAAAAGCCGTTAAAAACAGTAGCGTAGGGGGTACGTGATGACGGTCGTCGATATCGGAAGCAGGGGTTACCGCGGGGGCGGAAACGGCGGCAAAGGCGGCGATGGTGGAGATTTGCGCGAGCTATGGTTGAAGCGGCAGGCCAATCTGGTGGTGTCGCAGCTCCCCGAAGATCCGGACGAGGCGGTGCGCGTGCTCGAATGGGCGCACCGGATCATCCGGTATCTCGGAGGTCGTTAGGCTGATTGGGATTGCGCCTCGGCCTCGATCTTTGCGATTTCGGTCCCGAGATCGAGTGGCAGATGGCGCTTCTCGCCTAGAAAAATATAGTCCAGGGGGGCGCCGGTGCGCTGATAGACGGCGATCGCGTTGTCGATGCCTATTCTATTGAGGCCCTGCTCGACGTTATTCCAGGTCGGGCCGGAAATGCCGCAAAGGCGACCGAATTCCGCCTGGCTGATGTCGCGCGTCCGACCCTGCACCCGGCCGTAGGCCAGGCGAATCAGCCGCAAACGAGGCCCCATCAATTCTGGCCTATCTGGTCGAGGAATCGCCGACATGGGCGAAAACCTCTTATATCCAGCAGGATGCCGCCACTCAGAAGCCCCGATACTTGACACACTTCAATCCCTCTGTAGGTTCTTCGGCCCATGAAGAACAAAAAGCTTCAGTCGGTCGATCAGGTTGTCGAGGCGATCGGACGCGGCCGCGTCAAAGAACTCACCGGCAAGGACAGCACGCATCTGTGCAACTGGTCCGCCTCCGGCTTTTTCCCCCCGCCGACCTACCTCGTGCTCAACGATGAACTGAAGCGCATCGGTTGCAGCGCGCCGCCCGCTCTTTGGCGGATGATCGAAGCCGCCAAGCAGCGCGCGGCCTGATTTGTTCAATCGGGCCGCGAAGAGTCGAGTCGTCATCCGCGGGGAAATTTCTAGGAATATCCGCCCTGTGGATAAGTTTTAGTAACTCGGTTGCGTAAGCGTTTGTGCCCTTCCTGTGAGGAATCGCCATGCCTTGCGCTGCCCTATCGACGCCGCCCGTCAACGCATCGGCAATCGCTCTGCCGAAGGGCGTATGGGTGATCTACCGGGAGCCGGTCGCGGGCAGCGATCGGTACGTCGCCCGCAAATTCCTCTGCGGCGCGGTTTTCACCTTCACCACCGACGACGAGCTGTCCGCCGATACGCTGGACGAACTGCGCCCGCTGCTGCCATCCGGCCTCGAGAATGTCGGCCGGCATGAGAGCGATCCGGCAAGCGTGGTGGAGATATGGTGCTGATGCAGCCTCCATCACCACGCGCACCGCAGCTCCCGCAGCGTCAGAAGCGCTACGGCTGGTTCCGGCTGTACGAGGATTTCCCGAACCACCCGAAGTGGCGGCTGGTCGCCGCCAAGTCGGGCGTGCCGCTGGTCTCCGTCAAGGCGTTCGTGTTGGACCTGTTCTGCAAGGCATCGAAGGCGCGGGCGCGCGGCCACCTCGGCGACATCGATTTCCACGAGATCGCCATCGCCAACGATGCCGCCGCCGAACAGGTAGCCTCGGTCTACAAGGTCCTGGTCGACATCGGCTGGATCGAAGACGACTTCATTGTGGACTGGCTCGACCGCCAGCCCGATCACGAAGACCCGACCGCCAAGGAGCGCCAGCGCAACAAGCGGGCGCGCGATCGCGCCACGCGGGCGAAGATGATGGGTGTCGCCACCGAAGTCGACGAGCTGATCCTGTCACGCGTGACACCGGCGCCGGCAGCCGAGCCCGTGCCGCAGCGGCCGGTAGAGCACGTCGAACCGCTGCGCATCCTGCCGGACAACGGCAGCCCGGACCTCAAGCGCGTCAACGAGGCGAACGCGCGCGCCTGGCTGTTCGGCGACAGCGTGCGCGACACCGGCAGCGCCAGCCTGATCGTCGCGCACCAGCTCGGGCAGAGGCGCATGTCGGCGGACCTGACCGTGCGGCGCTGGTACGGCGAGATCGGGCGCGATGCCGTGGCGCTCGCCGAGATCATCCATGGCGTCCACAAGGGCGCGCTGGATGGCGCGGCGTTCGAGACGATGGTCGACCAGCGCATCAAGGCGCTGGTCAGCCTGCGCGAGAACGGGCCGGGGCTTCCGATGCCGCCGGTGGCCGTGAAGGGAGGGCGCCGTGGGTAGACGAGACATTTCCGTGTTCGTGCCGCCTCAGATGGACATGCGGCCGCCGCTCGCCTTTGCCCCGCGCCGCGAGCAGCCTGAGCCGCGCCGGCGCATCGCCCAGGTGCAGATCGCGCCGCTCGCCGGGACCGAGTACCGCTGGCGCTACGACGACGACACCACCTCGGCCTGGTATGCCGCACCGGACAAGGGCATGCTGTCGGCGCCGCCGCGGGCCCGCGCCTGCGAATGGCGGCCTAAACCGGCACCTGAGCCCGGTAAGACGCCGGTTTAACGGGCTAACGCATCCTTCTGATTTATTGCTGGATTCGGTACACGACATGCGGGTATATTGCGCCGCATTCGGGGTCACTATGCCAGCAGCAGCGCGCCAGCGCCTTGATCGACCGACCGCCGCGCCACCGCGCGTTAAGGCGGGCGCTACCGTTTTGGTCGTAAGCAGTACCGTTGATCCGCTCCCCGGCGATCGGCCACTGCCGGCCTTCGTCCTGGTGCAGATGCCCCCGGGCACTCGCTTTCTTCCGGGCTCGCCGGCCCGCGCTGTCGTTCCCGTCGAGGCCATCGCCCTGTTGTGAGGTGCCACCCGTGATTCAGTAACCCGCGTCATCGCCCGCCCGGAGGGGAAGCCGGAGCGGTCAGTCATACCGGCAGGGGGCCATCGGCAGCGTAAGGGTCGCTGGTGGGACGCAACAGGAAGCCAGGGGAACGGTACCCCTCCGGAAAACTCAAGCCAGCAGCAAAACCGTCCGCCGAGCCGATATCAGGCGTGGCGTGGCAGCGCATTCGGGCGCACGGCATCGCCATCGGCGCCGATCCGCGCCTCGCCTCCGAGCTGACGCGGCTCAATCTGTTCGGCGAGCTGACGATCATCCAGACGACGGCCGGCCACCGCGTCGCCGAGATCTACGGCGCCTACGAGGCGCTGGCCGGGCTGCACCGATCGACACGCAGCCCGTCCTATGAGCGGGCCTTCGGCGGCGGACGCGCCGATTCCTTGGCCCGTCAGGACGCCGAGCGGGACGCCACTGCGGCGTTCCTCGATCTGCAGGCGGCGATCGCGGGCACCCTGCCGGCGGACATCTCGATCATGCGGGCCGACGGCAACCGCTACATCCGGCGCCATCCACTCGCCTATGCGCTCGAGCAGCTCTGTGTCGAAGACCGCTGCATCAACCCCGCGCTCTATCCGGACATGCGCAGCATGCTGGAATATCTGGCGCAGAAATGGGGCCTGACCACCGTGCGTCGGCCGCGCGCGGGATCCGCACCGCGCAAGACCGGCACCGCGAGGCCTGCGGAAAAGACCGAAGCGCCCAAGCCCAAGGTCAACCTCGATCGGCAATCGTGGATCGGAATGATCCGCGCCATGCGGCCGGACCTGACCGACGATCAGGTGGGCGAGGCCTACGACCTGGCGCAGGCGTTGAAACACCGCGCCGCCTTCGTCAACAGCAAGCCAACGCTGGTCGCCAGCAGGGAGGCTCCGAAGACATCGGGCATCCGCGTGGCCACCGATCGCCCCACACTCACACTCGTGAAGAAGGACAGCACCGATGCTCGGTAGAACCATAAATTTTCTGGCCTTCAGCACCGCGCTGGCGCAACTCGCGCATGTGATGTTTCCGCCCCCGCACCGGCCGCATACAGCGCCGCCGGTCGCGCGCGTGAGGCGCGGCGGGCCCCGCGAGATTGGCCCGCACAACACCAGCTTCCGCTCGCTGCGGCGCGCGGTGAACACCGGCGGCCTCGTTCCGCAGCAGCCGAGCATGAAGGAAATGCGGCGGCACAAGTGGTTCCGCAAAACGCTGGCGTCAGCGGAACAGCGGATACTGGTCGGCCAAGAAGCACCGAGCGACCACGAGCTTGTTCGGCGGGCGCGCTGGATGCAAGAAGCAGAGCACAGCGACCATTTAGCCCGGGCGTGGAATCGATCGCGATAGGAAGCCAATGTTGATCGACCGGCGCTTCCTCAAGCTGCTCCTGCCTGGCGTCCAACTGGACTTCGATATGGCGGCCAGTGTCCATGTCATCACCATCGAAGGCTTCGAGGGTCGCGGTGAATTGCCGATCGACGCCTACAACGATTGGCTGGTGAAGAAGAACGCTCCGATGGAAGAAGATCGGGATTTCTAGGCGTCTCGCGGATTTCCGGCCTCGTAGGAAGGCCGCTGGTGCGATAAAACGCGCGCCGACGTATCTCAGCATGGGGGTAAAATGCTCTCCCGCCGAAAATTCCTGATCGGTGCATCGAGCGCCGCGGTTGCGGTCGGAACCGGGGTACAGGCCGCGCAAGAGCAGCCGGAATTTGTCCTCCGAGCCCTATGGGTCGATTTGCCAACCCACGTAAAAAAGTACCCTGACGCTGCCCGGATTGTCGGGATGCTCGACACCCTCGCCGAGGAGGAGTTCGCCGGCATGACGGAGCAACTCGACCTGCGCCTTGGTGTGAATTCATTTCGGAAGTTGGGCATGCGCTGGGTCAGGTGCGACCACGAGATGTTCGAAAGCCTCGGCAGCATCAAACCGAACGCAATCGCTTAACCATGTCCGCACGCGCCCGATTGACCGCGGGCGCGATCGGGAGCACTACCGAAACGCAAGCTCACCACGAGTGCACCTACAGGCCGGTCCGCAAGGATCGGCTTTTTGCGTTCACCAGGTGACTGCATCGGGGCGGCGAGGGAAGCCCAGCGCCGGATCTGCACGGCTTGCTCCGACGGCACCCTTCGGCAGCAGAGCCGCCCCCTTATTCGTGCCTGCGAAATCAGGTGGTTAACGCCTGTTATCGTTTTGGCAACAAATTAGTCGCATATCGGACCTAATCGGCGTGGCTTCCTCCACGCTGTCTGAGCGCGCCCGGCCGATCTCTTTCCGGCCCCCTAGCCAGGTCGGCCGGGTGCGGCGCTCGCCAAAGGAGAGACCATGATCCAACCGACCAACGGCCGCATCGTCTGGTTTCATCCGGCAGGAGACCGTCACTTCGGCGGTGTATGGGATGGCATCACGCCGCTGGCGGCCACCATCGTGCACGTCCACAACGAGCGCCTCGTGAACCTCGCTGTCTTCGATATGTACGGCTCGCTGAACGGCGTCCAGGACGTGCCGCTCCTGCAGGATGACGACGTTGCGATCGGCAGCACGTTCGCCGAGTGGATGCCCTACCAGAAGGGCCAGGCCGCGAAGGTCGAGCAGCTCGAAGGGGAGCGCGAAGCTGAAAAGCTCCGCAGGCTCGATGCCCTTGAGGCCGACCTCGCGAATGCGCCGCAGCTCGGCGATTCCGACAAGGGGCCGGCGGACGCCATGCAGGCGCCGGGACCGAACTCCATCGTCTCGAACGTGCCGCAGGAATCGCCGGAAGCACCCCCGGCAGTACCGCACCCCCTCGATCGCGATGGCGACGGCCAGCCCGGCGGCTCGCTGCCGGCGAGTGAGCGTCTCTCCGACGAACTGATCGCGGAAGCCCGCGCCCTGGGCATCGATCTGCGCGGAAGCGCCGAGACCGTGCAGGCACAGATCGAAGAAAAGCGCGCGGAGCAGCCCCCACCGGGCTGATCTCCCCGCCGCGGGCGGGAGCAGACGATGAGTGGCCGTGTTCGTTGGGTGCGCGACGGCCAGGTCGTCACCGGCCACCGCAAGACCGACCGGCGCCAGGGCACACAGCGCCCGATCGCCCAGCGCCTTGCCGATCTCAACCGCAAGGGGATCGACAAGCTCGACGGCGTCAGGGTCCGCATGGCCTTCATGCTGCCCAAGACGCTGCAGGCTTTCGTCGCGAGCGGGAAGCACGGCTACGCGGTCGAGGTGATCCGCGGCCTGGTGCGGATCGAGAGCCCGTCGGTCGAGCAGTGCTACCTCGAGGCCCGCGCCTTTCTGGCCATCGTCGCCAAGGAGCGCCCGGCGTTCACCGCAGTGGCCGTGCTGATGAGCAGCAGGGCCCCGGATCAATCATTCGCCCGCCACCTGACCGTGGTGAGCGGCGCGCTGGTGGTGTCGAACGGCACCCACGAGCCCAAGGTGTTCGAGGCAGCATGAAGGCAAGCAGGCGGGTCAATGTAGGCGCTCAGATACGAGAGGCCCGCCGCATTCCGTGCATCTGCCCACGTCAGTTCGACAAGGACGGCTCATCGAAGACGTTGATCACCAGTTCGTCGGATAGCCGGGGATACGAGATCGAGCGCGTGCGGTGTCTCAATTGTCCGCGAGAGTGGACCCGGATCAACTGCCCATGACCTTTACCGTCGAGCGCAAACGCCGCCGGCCCGGTGCCGTGCCGCCGTCACGCGTGACAGCGCCAGCACCTAGGCCCATGAGCCGGGACGAGATCGCCCGGACGCTCGCCTCGATCAAGGAACAGGCCCGCCGGCTGCGGCCGCCCATGAACAGCAAGCCGGACGCCTTCCACGAGGACAAGTCCGACCTGGTCCGCGCCGTCGAGCGGCTGGAAGACGCGGTCAGGGGCAACCGGGGCCTGCGCGCCGAAGCCTGACGGACTGAGAGGGATCATGGGGCGGCCGACCGACTTCACGCCGGACAAGGCGGCGATCATCTGCGGACGCCTGGCCGACGGCGAAAGCCTGCGCTCGATCTGCGCCGACGACGACATGCCCGCAAAGTCCTCCGTCTTCCGGTGGCTGGCAGACCCGGCGAACCAGTCGTTTCGGGACCAATACGCGCACGCACGCGAGGCGCAGGCGGAACATTACGCCGACGAGATCATCGAGATCGCCGACGAGAGCGAGGGCGATTTCATCGGCAAGGAGCTGGAAAGCGGCGTCACCGTCGAGGTGGCGAACCACGAGAACATCGCCCGGTCGCGGCTGCGCGTCGACGCCCGCAAATGGATCGCCGCGAAGCTGCTGCCGAAGAAGTACGGGGACCGCGTGATCGCCGAGCACGACGTCAGCGACCCGCTCAAGCAGCTCTTCGGGGAGATCAGCGGCACGGCGTTCCGGCCGAAAACCGATGGTGAATAGCCCGATTGCCGCGGACGAGGGGAAAGACCTCCACGCCCAGCTTGCCGACCCGAACCTCCCGCCGTCCGACCAGGCGGCGGTCCTCAAGGCCCTGCTGCGCGACCCGAACTGGCGGCTGCGCAACCTCTACCGGATCACCGACAAGGACGCGCGCGAGACGCTGTTCACGCCGTGGCCGGAGCAGGAAAAGTTCGTCGCGAACCTGTGGTTCCGCAACCTCATCCTGAAGGCCCGCCAGCGCGGGTTTTCAACCGTCATCCAGCTCCTCGAGCTGGACACCTGCCTGTTCAACGCCAACACGCAGGCCGCGGTGATCGCCCAGGACAAAGAGGCGTCCGGCACGATCTTCCGCAACAAGATCAAGTTCGCCTACGACAAGCTGCCGGTGGCGATCCGGCGGATGAACCCGCTCACGAAGAACTCGGAATCGGAGCTGATACTGGCGAACGGCTCGTCGCTGAAGGTGGCGACGTCGGTTCGATCCGGCACGTATCAATGGCTGCACGTCTCCGAGTTCGGCAAGATTTGCGCGAAGTACCCCGAAAAGGCGCGCGAGATCGTGTCGGGCTCGCTGCCATCGGTCGATCGCAACGGCATCGCCTGCATTGAATCGACTGCGGAAGGGCGGGAGGGCCACTTCTACGACATGACGGAGCGCGCGATCGCTGCGCTCGAAGCGTCGAAGAAGCTGAGCCACCTCGATTACCGCTTTCACTTCGCGAGCTGGCACGACGCCGACGAGTACGAGCTTGATCCTGAAGGCGTCATCGTCACGCCGGCGGACAACGCCTATTTCGGCCGGCTTGAAGCTGAGCTTGGTCTCGACATCACGCCGCGAAAGCGGGCTTGGTACGTCAACCAGCGGGACGTGACGTTCTCGGGCGACCGGGAGCTGATGCTTCGGGAATATCCCTCGACGCCGAAGGAGGCGTTCGAGCAATCGACGGAAGGCTGCTATCTCGCCGAGCAACTGGCGCTGGCCCGCCGGCAGGGCCGCATTACGACGCTGCCTTACGATCCGAGCCTGCCGGTCAACACGTTCTGGGATCTGCACCACGGCGGCGGCGACGCGGTGGCAATCTGGTTTCACCAGCGCGTGGCCCTGCGCGACCACTTCATCCGCTACATCGAGGGCTCCGGCGAGGTCTACGCCTACTACGTCCGGCTGATGCAGTCGTTCGGCTACACCTGGGGCAAGCACTATCTGCCGCATGACGGCGATCGGCGTTTCCCCGGCGCCGAGACCAACCCGACCGCCCGCGACTTGCTGGAAGGGCTGGGGCTGCGAAATTTCGAGATCGTCGATCGAACGCCGGCCCTCACAGCCGGCATTCAGCAGCTCCGCAACGATTTCGTCCACTACTGGTTCGACGAGACCAACTGCGCCGAGGGCCTGAAGCGCCTCGGCAATTACAAAAAGCAGTGGAACGAACGCATGGGCTGCTGGAGCGACTCGCCCCGCGAGGACGGCAACCAGCACGCGGCCGACGGCCTGCGCCAGAAGGCGCAAGGGTATTCGGCGCCATCGTCCATCACCAGCAGCAGCCGTCGCAAGCAGCGCAATCGCAGCGGCATGGCGATCTGAACGGCTCTCACGACTAGGACACGCGCATGATCCTGACCCGGCCCGCGCTGGATCTGACCCGCTATCAGTGGTCACACCGGCATGGCGACATCACCGTGTACGGCACCTGGTGGCTGGCCGAGGATTCCGGCCCGATCCCCTGCCTGGTGCTGATCCCCACGCACAAGCAGTCGTGGCAGAAGGCCACGCCCTGCGTGGTGCTGCTCAACGACGCGTGGATTTGGTCGGAGGAGATCGGCGACGGCCGCACCGCGGCCCGCACCGCGATGGCCTTCGCCAATGCGCTCGGGCTGGACGTCTCGAACCACCACAATGTGTTCCGCGTGCGCTCGATCATCGTCGATCACATCGGCGATCTGCTCGCCATCAAGCCGATGCCGGGGGACATGCGGTCTTCCGAGGTGATTGGCGAGGCCATCGTCACCAACCGCGACACCGGCAAGACGGTCGAGCGTGAGGTCACTGAACTTGTTTGATCTCTCCGATCCAGCCTCGACCCGCGCGAACCGGCGCGAGTCACCGATCCCGGCTGGCGACGATGACAAGGAACAGGCCGGCGCCGTCCATCAGCTCGACGCGCCGGAGGCGGTTGAACTCCATCACCGCATGCTCGATTCCTACACCCGCGAACTGGACCGGCAGGAGGAGAACCGCGAGCAGCAGGCGGTCGACGAGGACTTCTACGACAACATCCAGTGGCGCGACGAGGATGCGACCGCGCTGAAAAACCGCGGCCAGGTGCCGCTGGTCTACAACGTGATCGCCACGGCGGTGAATTGGGTGCTCGGCACCGAGCGGCGAGGGCGCAGCGACTTCCATGTGCTGCCGCGGCGCAAGGAGGACAGCAAGCCGGCCGAGCGCAAATCTCAAATCCTCAAGTACCTCTCCGACTGCAACCGCACCGGGTTTCACCGCTCGCGGGCCTTCGCCGATGCCGTCAAGGTCGGCATCGGCTGGCTCGAGGACTGCGTCGAGGACGAGGGCGACGGCGAGCCGATCACCGCCCGATATGAATCGTGGCGGAACATGCTGTGGGATTCGGCGGCACAAGCCCTCGACCTGTCCGACGCCCGCTACGTGTTCCGCTCGAAGTGGGTCGATCTCGACATCGGCAAGGCGCTCTTTGCCAGCCGCAGCGGTATCCTCGAGATGGCGGCGCGCGATGCCGAACCGCTGGTGCTGTCCGGCGAGTACGGCGACGAGGCCATGGATCGCGCCGAACTGGAGATGGAGCGCATCGGCTCTCCGTCCCGGATGCCGAACCGCTTCCAGCGCCAGCGCGTGAGGATCATCGAGGGCTGGTACCGCAAGCCGGAGGAGGTCAAGCGCCTGTCCGGCGGCATGTTCGCCGGCGAGATATTCGACGAGCATTCGAGGGGCCACGTCGACGCGGTCAACAGCGGCGAGGCGGAGATCGTCGAGCGCATGGTCATGCGCGTGCACGCCGTGCTGATGACCGTCAACGGCATTCTCTGGCACGGCCCGTCGCCCTACCGGCACAATCGCTTTCCGTTCACGCCGATCTGGGGCAACCGCCGCGGCCGGGACGGCATGCCCTACGGCATGATCCGCGGTCTGCGCGACATCAACGAGGACATCAACAAGCGCGCGTCAAAGGCGCTGCAGCTCTTGGTCGAGAACCGCGTCGTCGTCGACGAGGGCGCGTCCGACGACATGGACGAGCTGCAGGAGGAGGTCAGCCGCCCCGACGCCTTCATCGTCAAGAAGGCCGGCAAGGAGATCAAGTTCGCGGATCAGCGCGAGCTGTCCGACGCGCACAGCAACATCATGCAGCGCAATATCATGATGGTGCAGCAGGCGTCCGGCGTCACCGACGAGAACCTTGGGCGCAAGACCAACGCTTCGTCGGGCATCGCCATCGAGCGCCGGCAGGAACAGGGCTCGCTCGCCACCGCGCATTTCTTCGACCACCTGCGGCTGGCGTATCAAATCCAGGGCGAAAAGCAGCTTTCGCTGGTCGAACAGTTCATGGGCGAGAAGAAACAGTTCCGCATCACCAATATGCGGGGCAAGCCCGAATACATCACCGTCAATGACGGTATGCCCGATAACGACATCGTGCGGTCAAAGGCGGATTTCGTCATTACCGAGGGTGACTGGCGCGTGACGATGCGTCAGGCGGCCGCGGCCGAGCTGATGGACCTCATGGTCAAGCTGGCGCCGGCGCAGCCGCAGCTCGTGATGGTCATGCTCGACCTGGTGATCGAGAGCACCGACATTCCGAACCGCGAGGAAATCGTGCGCCGCGTCCGCGAATTGAGCGGCATGCGGGATCCCGACGCGGAGGAGCCGACACAAGAGGAGATGGCCCGCGCACAGGCCGCCGACGCGAAGGCCGCGCTGGAGCAGGCCGGCGCCGAAGCAACCGTCCGCAAACTGGTGGCCGAGGCGCTGCGTGCCGAGGCACAGGGCAAGAAGGCGCTGGCCGACGCCTTGCGGGCCAACGTCGCCAGCATGGGCGGGCCGAAGCGCGGTGCGATCGACATCGTCGCCGACGTGATGTCGGCCCCTGCCATCGCGCCGCCAGCCGACGAACTGATGCGCGATCTTGGGCTCGTGACCCGTACCGAGCAGGAATACGTCGCCCAGGCCGCCGCCGAGGCTGCGGATCAGCAGCAGCAGGCGATGCAGGCGCAGCAGATGGCGGATGCCGAGGCCGCCCAGGCGCCGACCCAACAGACCCAGCCAGAACAGCCGCAGCCCGTTGGGCTTGGCAGCACCGTCAACCGGTCACGTCCGGCCGCGCCGGGCCCAAACGAACCACCACAAGGAGCCTGATATGCCCCCGATCAAAGCCGACGATTTCGTTCCGCCGACCGACGAGGAGTTGCTTTCCGAGCTGACCACCGAGGAGCGCGAGGCGTTTCTGGCGGGCAAGGCGGAGGACAAGGCCGAACTCGCCGCCGGCGCTGGCGAAGGTGAGGGTGAGGGCGAGGGCGAGGGCGAAGGTGCGGATGGCAAGCAGGCCGCCGCCGGCGACGACGCCGAGAAGGCCAAGGCCGAGACCGACAAGAAAGCCGAAGCCGAAACCGAGGCGAAAACCGAGGCCGAGACCAAAGCCAAGACCGAGGCCAAGACCGACGGCGCGGCCGACGACAAGGTCGCCGCCGCGGCGGCCGATGCGGACTCCGCCAAAGCCGAGCACCAGCGCCAGGCGGTGCCCGAGTGGAAGGCACCGGCCGACGCCGAAGCCAAGCTCAAGGAGATCAACGAGAAGCGGGACGCACTCGCCGACAGGTTCGACACCGGCGAGATCACCGCCAAGGACCTGTTCAAGGAACAGGCCGAACTCGACAGCCAGGTGCGCAAGATCGAGCGCGATCTCGACCGCGCACAGATGGCATCGGAGATGACCGTCGCGGTCTGGACCCAATCGACCGTGCCGGCATTCCTCGATGCCAACGAACACTACAAAAACAATCAGACGCTGCTCGGCATGCTGGACACCGAAGTGCGGCGGCTCCAGGCCGAGGCGTCGGCCGCAGGCAAAGACCCGCTGCACGCGTCGATCCTGACCGCGGCCGACAAAGCGATCCGGGCCTCCGTTGCGGCTCTGGGCGGCGGCGTAGCCCCGGCCGGCGACAAGAAGGCTGGCGCGGCCGATGACACCGGCAAGCTCACCGTGAAGGGCGGGAAGCCGGATATCCCGCCGACGCTGGCAAGCATCCCGGCCGCCGACATCAGCGGCACCGACAGCAAGTACGCCGCGCTCGATCGCATGGCCGAAGCCAACCCGGAAGCGTTTGAGGACGCGATGGCCAAGCTGCCGGAGAGCGAGCGCGAAGCCTACCTCCAGCGGCAGTAGCCGCATGAGCAAGGCATCGCGCTTCGGGCTGCGCAGCGTCACGCTGCACTTCGGCATGTTCGACTTCGGCGTCGAATGCGTCGTCGGACCCCATGCGAAAATCGACAAGTACATTGCGTGGAAATTCGAAACTCCGGGACACGCCTTCGTAGCGCGAGATCAAGCCCGCGGACGCTGCTACTACCAGCACGGATACGTACCTGTGATCTGGCTGCCGCGGCGTCCGGTGACGCCCCGCGAGCACGGCACGCTTGCCCATGAGGCGCTGCACGCTGTGTCGCACCTCATGACCTGGGCCGGCATCAAGTTCAACGACGACACCGAGGAAGCCTACGCCCACGCCGTTGGATTCCTTGTGGCCGGCATCCTTGAGAAGCTGCCGGGCAAAGCCTGATGCCCCTCAAACTGAGCGTCCGTGTCGGACAGTCCATTGCCATCGGTGGACCGACCACGCTGCGCGTCGAAACCAAGTCCGGCCAGGTGGTCGGGCTGGTGTTCGACGCCGATCGCTCCGTTCCCATTCGAATCGTTCCTGAAAGGGAAGATACCGGCGCGCCTAATCCGCGCAGTGCGCCGGTCGGTCTTGGCAAGGAAACGCAGGGCAGCCCTCCGGCTCCCGGCCTCGGCCAAAAGCCGTAAGCGGAATTATCCACCCTCGCGCATGACGTGCCTGGGCTGACAAAGGAATGGTCTCATGAAGACTGTTGTTGCTGTCGGCGACCCGAAGGCAGTCAAGCGCTGGTCGGCCGAACTCTTTCTCGACACCAAGAAGAAAGCCTACTTCGAGCGCAAGTTCGTCGGCACCTCCGACAATGCGATCATCCAGCGCGTGACCGATCTGGAATCGGGCGCTGGCGATACCATCACCTACGACCTGTCCTTGCAGCTCCGCAAGAGGCCGGTCTATGGCGATGACCGCGCTCAGGGCAAGTCGGAAGAACTCAAGTTCGCCACCGACGAGGTGAAGATCGACCAGATGCGCGCTCCGGTGTCCGCCGGCGGCCGCATGACCCGCAAGCGCACGCTGCACGATCTGCGCCGTGTCGCCCGCGATCGCCTCGGCGATTACTGGTCGCGTTTCATGGACGAGATGATGTTCATCTACCTGTCCGGCGCGCGGGGCATCAACGAGGACTACATCGAAGACGTGACGTGGGTTGGCCACGCCGGCAACGCCATCCAGGCGCCCGACGCGGACCATCTCATCTACGGCGGCGATGCCACGTCCAAGGCGACGATCGCCACCGACGATCCGATGTCGGTCGGGGTGGTCGAGAAGGCTGCGGTCAAGGCGCAGATGATCCGCGCCGTGGACCCGGAGAACCCCAACATGCTGCCGAGCAACGTCGACGGCGAGGGGCACTTCGTGCTGCTGATGTCGCCGTTCCAGGCGCATCAGTTGCGCACCGGGGCGGGCAACGGCTGGCTCGACATCCAGAAGGCTGCTGCTGCCGCCGAAGGCCGCAAGAACCCGATCTTCAATGGCTCGCTCGGCATGATCAACAAGGTCGTGCTGCACAGCCATGAGAGCGTGATCCGGTTCTCGGACTACGGCTCCGGCCAGAACCTGCCCGCCGCGCGTGCGCTGTTCCTGGGCCGTCAGGCTGGCGTCTGCGCCTACGGCACGTCGGGCGGCACCAAGTTCCAGTGGGAAGAAGAACTCACGGACTTCAAGAACCAGGTGGACATTGCCGCCGGCACGATCCTCGGCATCAAGAAGACCCGGTTCCGCAACCGCGACTTCGGCGTGCTGTCGATCGACACCTACGCGCCCGACCCGAACGCCTAACGGCTGACGGCGCATCCCGCGCCGTATCGCCTTGAGGCACTGAGGGCGGCGGCGTCGAGCTGCCGCCCGGCTTCCCCACCCATATCTGCATCTGTTCCCGAAAGGGGTAACTGAAAATGGCTTTGATCCACTCCAAATACACGCAGGGCGCGCTGCGCGTTCCTGCGCCGCAGGTTGCCGGCGAGGTCGTGGGCATCCGCTATGCCCACGTCCTCACCGCCGCGCAAAACGTTACCAACAACATCATCGAGCTTGCCATCCTGCCGGCTCACGCCCGTGCCCTCGACCTGATCCTGGATTGCGACGATCTGGACAGCGTCACGGCGCTGGTGCTGGACGTCGGCATCATGTCCGGCAAGCCGGGCGAGGCGCTGGATGAAGCGGGCAGCGCCCGTACCTGCGGCGACGAGTACTTCGACGGCATCACCACCGGCCAGGCCGGCGGCGTTGTCCGCCCGACGCTCGCCAAGGCGTTCCGCGTCGATCCGGTCCCTTATGACCGCGCGATCGGCGTGAAGATCGTGACGCAGTCGGCCACCGCGGTGCAGGGCACCATCGGACTGACGGTGCTGGCGAGCGCCTGATCTCTACGACGAACAAGACCCCGCCCGGCGGCGCCGGGCGGGGAATGCCCAGAACGACGCGCCATGACGGCGCAGGGAGAGGCTGAATGCTGATCGAGTGCATGCTGAAGCGAGATGAGCCGGTCATCGTGCCGATCGGCAACGAGAAATACACGTTCGAGCCCGACCACAAAGGCCGGAAAGTGGCCGAGGTCTGGCTGGAGGACCACATCGCCGCGTTTCTGGCGGTCAGCCACCTTTATCGCGAACTGCCCGACGCGAAGGCGCAGGATTTGGCCGTCAACGGTGGCCTCAAGCGCCGGCAGATCATGGCGAAGCTCAAAGAGCACAAGGTCAGGTTTGCCGCCACGCTGCCGACCGGCACGCTTCAGGAGATGCTGACGGATGCTGTTGCCCGCGCCGCCGCCGCCAAGGCCGCTGAGGCCGCCGCGTGACCACCGGCAGCGATCTGCTGACCCGCGCCAGTACCATCCTCCAGGATGACGCGCATGTGCGCTGGCCGCTCCCCGAGCTGGTCAACTGGATCAACGACGCGATGCGCGCCGTTATTCTCGCCAAACCGTCCGCCAATGCGCAGAGCCTGCCGTTGTCGCTGGTCTATGGCACGCGCCAAAGCCTGACGAACGCGAGCCACCTCGCGCTGCTGAGGCTGCCGCGCAACCTGACGGAGGTGACCCCGCAGCTCAAAGGCGGGCGCGTCATCCGCCCCATCAGCCGCGAACTGCTCGATAGCTCGGAGCCATCGTGGCACGATCCGCTGGTGGTGCCGTACAAGAAAGAGGTGCGGCAGTACGTCTACGACGAGGCCAGCCCCCGCGAATTCTACGTGTACCCGGGCAATCTTGGCGATGGCCTTGTCGAGGCGGTGGTGTCGGTGCTGCCTGCAGCGCTGACCGCCAGCGCAGATCCCGACGTGGTCGGCTCCTATGCGGCGACACTCGGCCTGCCGGAGCCCTGGGCGGTCGCGCTGCTCGATTTCGTGCTGTACCGCGCGTTTTCCAAGGACGACATCGCCGCCGAGGTCAGCCGGTCGAGGCTGCATTATCAGGCGTTCGCCGCCGCAGTCGGCATCAAGGTGCAGGTTGAGGGCGCCAATAGCCCGAACGCGCGCGCCAAGGTCGTGAATACGTAGGACATTCAATGCCGAAATTCAGGAAAAAGCCGGTCGAGGTCGAGGCCATCCAGTTCACCGGCGGCGCAACGAACATAGCGGATGTTCTCCAGTTCACAGGCATCGACGCCCATTGGCGTCGCGCCGGCGCTGGCGGCGAAATAGTGATCCACACGCTTGAAGGCGAGATGGCCGCATTTGTTGGCGACTGGATCATCCGCGGCATCAAGGGCGAGCTTTGCCCCTGCAAGCCGGACATCTTCGCCGCGACGTATGAGCGGGTAAGCGCGTAAATCACGAAGTCAGCGCGCCGGCGCTCTCGTCTAATTCGAGGATAACGTCATTGTCGCTGATGTGCTCTCCCTGAAAAGGGAGGGGCGTTTCTACAAGCCGGCGGTGAATCTCACGTTTTAGTTCTAGCAGTTGAGCCTCCGTTTCGACGGACAGACCGTGCACCTGCAACTCGTAGTTGACGTAAACAATTGGCATGTGCCGCGCTCCATTGCCCCTGTTCTCCAGCATACATGGCTGATGCCCGCATGAAAGACATCGAACTGCTGCTCCCGCGCGTGCTGGAGAAAGCGGCCGCATGCCCGGAGCCGACCGCGATCCGGCACCTGCGGGATGCGGCGATCGAGTTCTGCCGGCGGACCCGCATCTGGCGCGAATCCGACAGCTTCGATCTGACCGACGAGACGTGCGAGAGTCTGACGCCCTTCACTGACGCGCAGATCTACGAAATCAGCCACGCCGCCTATGTGAGCGACCCCGGTACCGACGACGAGCGAGGCGATCCGCTCGAGGCGGTCACGATCGACTGGCTCGACAAGGAGCAGCCGGGCTGGCGCACCCTTGAGGGTACGCCGCGCTGGATCACGCAGAGCGCGCCGAACACCGTGCGGATTGCGCCGCGGCCGGAGGCGGGCGGCAGGCTGCAGCTCGAGTTGATCCTGCTGCCGGCCAGCACCGCCGACCAGCTCCCCGACGTGCTGATCGACACCTACAGCCGCGAAATTGCCGATGGCGCGCTCGGCTCGGTGCTGCTGCTGCCGGTTGAATTCGGCAACGCCGAGCTGGGCGCCATGCACAAGGGCCTGTTCGAGGGACACCTCGGCCGGTTCGCCGATCGCATTCCCCGCGGTCAGCAGCGCACAAGGCGCCGCACCAAACCCGGCTCGTATTTCTAGGAGCAGCCATGACGGACAAAGAGACCGAGATCGCCAAGGCCCGCGATCTCGCCGACCAGCTCCGCGAGGCGATGCCCGACAAGGCCGCCGAGATCGAGCGGCGCATTGCCGAGTTCGAGGCAGGCCAGCGCGACGGGCTCAACATCACCGCCAGCATCCAGTTCCGGCTGGAGAAGTACGAGGGCGACTTCGAGCCCGGCAAAAAGCCCTACGAGGTGATCGAGGGCGAGGACAGGATTTAGGAGGCTGCCATGCCGTTGACCACTGCCGGGCGTAACTTCATCGCCCAGGCGATCATGAATGACGCCTCGCCGGTGTTCTTCACCAACGCCAACTCGCGTATTGCCGTGGGTGACAGCACGACCGCATTCAACATCGCGCACACCGACTTGCAGGCGGCGACCAACAAGCTTCGCAAGGCGATGGAGGCGACATACCCGCAGTGCGCCACCAACGTGCTGACCTTCCGCGCCACCTTCACCACGGCGGAGGCGAATTGGGTGTGGAACGAATGGGGCGTGTTCAATGCCGCTTCGTCCGGGACGATGCTCAACCGCAAGGTCGAGAACCTCGGCACCAAGACTGCTGCCGCGACGTGGGTGCTCACCGTCACCATCACCGTCAATATCGGCGCGTAGCCGATGCCGGGCTTCGGCGCCGTTGGCGAGTTCGCCACCGGCGAGTTTTCGGACGTCACGATCGTCCTTATCGTCGCCGCCGACGGCATCAACGTCCTGCTGACCGATCAGGCCTCCTCGATCGAGACCGCGGCATCGGATGCCCTGGCGCCCACCGTTGCCGATACAGCCGGCATCGACGCTGACGCCGCCGCCAGCGATGTGGTGCTGTTGGTGTTGGATGAGTTGCCGGACATTGCCGCCATGGTCGCCGCGGCCGATGAGGTCGCCGTTCAGATCGCCGATCTGGTCGACCAGATCGAAGTGCTCGCCGGCGATACCGTTCTCGTGCTGACTGACGAGGACACCGGATCGGTCGAGGCGCTGGTCGGTACCGACGATGCCTTGCAGGCGCTCCTGGGCGATGCCGCGGCAATCGACGCCGGCGTGTCCGTCAACGACGCGCTTGCGGCGGTGCTGGCCGATGCGGCCATGATGGACGGGCTGCTCGACGCCGCCGACGGCCTCACCGTCACGATCGCCGAAGTGGCCGGCATCGGCGCTGTGCTGGATGCGGCCGATACCCTCGGCATATCCCTCGGCGAACTGTTGCGGCTGTTCTCGCCGGCGGCGCGCTCCCGCGTGATCGTGGTCGAGCAGGAGCGCCGCACCTCCCATCCTTCCGACGCTATCCGCCGGATCGCGGTCGAGCACGAGCCGCGCACGATCATCGTCCCGGCCGACCCCCGCAAACTGCACTGAGCGCCCCATGAAAACACTGCGCACCAAACGGCCGGAAGACCGGCTCGATTACGACGTGGACTTCGCGCGCTGGCTTTCGCCGGGCGATGCGATCGCGTCCGTCGTGGTTTCAATCTCCGAAGGCGACGTCACGATCGACGACCACACGTTCACGGCCACTGCCGTCAAGGTCTGGCTCAATGGCGGGACTGCCGGCGAGACCGTGCATGTGACGGTCGAGGCGACGACGGCGCAGGGCAGGGAAAAGGAAATCTGCTTCCGCATCCGCGTCAAGGAAGGGTGCTGATCCATGCCGGTCATTCTTGGCAATAAGGGAACGTCGCTGCTGGCGACCAATATCAATTCCAGCGTCACAGCGCTCTCTGTGTCGGCCTCGACCGGCGCGCGATTTCCCGCGCTGACCGCCGGTAATTGGTATCCGCTGGTGGTGGTGGACGCCGCCGACGGATACGAGATCATGCGCGCTACCGCGCGATCGGGCGATACCTTCACCGTCGTGCGCGGGCAGGAAGGCACCACGGCGAGGGCCTTCACCGCAGGTGCCCGAGTGGATCTGCGCCTCACCGCGGCGGCGATGGCGGCGATCATCACCGACATCAACGCCGGCGTGACTGCGAATGCCGCAGCCATCACGGCCCTGACGACGACTCTGTCCGCACCCGCCGGCACCAAGATGCTGTTCCAGCAGTCGACAGCGCCGGTCGGATGGACGAAGGACACGACCCACAACGACAAGGCGCTGCGCGTTGTATCCGGCAACGTCAGCAGCGGCGGCAACCTCGCGTTCTCGACGACGTTCGCCCGCACAGCAACGGATTCGCATACGCTGACGGCCGCGCAGTTGGCGGCGAACATTCCCAACAGCGCCAGTTCCTCGGCTAGCAGCTCGATCCTGTTCAACGGCGGCTTCGGGGTGCTCGGGCTTTCGAACGCCGAAGGGCTCCAGACCGGCGGGAGCACCAGCGGCGTCAACCCGATCGCAATCTCTGCCGTGGTCAGTACTTCGGTCAGCACGACAGTGGTCATCAACCCGGGCGGTGGCTCCGCACACACTCACGGTTGCGACATGCGTGTGCAGTACGTCGATATCATCATCGCCACAAAGGACTGAACTCATGCAAGTCACGATCATTCCGCAGGATAACTCGGTCGTGCTGGATGGCGCGGCGCTCCGGATCGACTGTTCGGGGGTGGCGCCGATGATCCACGCCATCCAGTGGAACGACGAGGCCGGCGAAGGCCAGATCGAATTCGTCCAGACGCCGGGCAAGCCGTTCATGCCCAACGTGAAAATCGTCGAATTCGGCGGCTACGAGTACCTGCGGCAGGCTTATGTCCAGCGGCGCACGCAGATCGCGGCAGCGCAGGCAGCGGCCGTCGCTGCCAAGCAGGCAGCCGACGCGGCCTTCGCCACGATGATTGGCGAGGCCCCTGCCCATAACGCGGTGCTGGCCGAGAAATCGTCGAGCGATGCCGCGAGGGCTTTCGCGACTGCCGCCATTGAGGGCCTCGTTCACAATGTAAATGAGACGCGGGTGGCTGCGGATGCAGCC